GCGTTAGCCTTTGATGCTGCAGGATCAATATCAATTACACTTGCTCTTAAAGGTCTTATAGTACTTTCATTAGCAGGTCTTACTGATATTTTCAATTCTCCTCCTGATACTTCTGTAGGACTAAATCCTAATAAATTAACTCTACCCGCTTTTGGATCAAATGAACCAATATTATCTAATTCAACGCCTTCTGAAGTATTAATTATTTCCAGAGTAGTCGAATTAAATTTACTTCTGATGGTGCATTCCTTTGAATTAAATGTAAATCTAGAAGACGTCACTTGTCTTTCATGACTACCCATACCTGTGGCAGAACCAATTTCAACTGGAAAGTTTATTGTATAATCTCTAATAACACCTAGAGTAGGTGTAAATCTTTTTTGTATTTTAATTCTCATTTTAGTGTTTAATATTGATTCATCAATATCATCAAGAATTGCAAGTAAATTCGATCTTCTAAATACTCTTCCAAATTTTTGTAAATTATTTGAAAAGTAACTATTAATCGTGTCTTGAATTAAAGTTTCTGTTGTACTTGAAGTTCTACCAGTTAAATCTGGATCAAAATTAAATGTAGTTGAAATTTCTAAGTATGCAATATTTACATCTATAAATTTAGTGTCAATACTTGCGACAGCAAAATTATCTGACAGTTCACTTATAATTTTATTTTTTACATCTAGTTGTGTGGCAGCATCTACATCCGCTTTAAATTTTAATGATACGTAAACTCGGCCATAAATAGGAGGGTCATTATCTTGACCACCCCATGAAGTAACATCATCAACAAATGAACCGTAGTTAGTTAATATTTGTGAAGTATAATCTTCAGCTGTAACCATTCGTCTTTGAGATGTAAAATATAACGGTGCATTCTGTCTTATAGACTCTATACCTTCTCTAAACGATCCACCTGCTGCAGCTGCACTTGTGGCGTGTTGAAGACTAACACCTTCTACTTGAGCATCAGTAGAAAATACACTAGCACCATTAGCTGCAGGTCCTACGGTAGACAAGTAATCTACTACTATCTTGTTTCCTGCAGCAGGAGCTTTACCTGTACTGATTCCATCGCCAAATATTAATTCATAGTAACCATTAGGAACTTCTTTTATTTGATAGTGTGTAGATGTTGGTGTTATTCTTGTTGCTGTATTAATGTTTGTATATGTGTTAAAATTAGGACTTACTGAAGTATCAAACACTTGAACTCTTATTGTTGTTGTATCAATCGTTAAATCTGGTATGACGTATATTTGAGAATCTGATGTTTCACCAACAAAAAATGTTTTAGTTTTTTCTATTCCTTCATAAACTGGTATATCCGAAGAACCTTCAGAAGTTTTAAAAGTATAAACACCAGCACTATTAGGTGTTGCAATATATTTTTCTCTTGTACGGAATGTATAACTTACATCATTTAAAGATGTAGTAAATTTAGTGTTTCTATCTAATTCAATTGAAGTTGGTCTATCAGCATTTGATATTGTAATAGACAATGTTAATTTTGCTAATGCAGATGCATATGATCTCGGAACATATCCTAAAGCTTCAGCATGAGATATTATAGAACTTCTTAACTGTGCAGTGTTTAAAAAACTTTCATTTAAAGCAAAGTTTGATGTTAAACCATTAAAATGAGTATTATACGCTAACACATCTAATATATTACTTAATGTCGAACCTTCAAAATCATAATCATTAAATTCACTTTGACGCTTAAAATAATCCTTAAGCCTCGTTTTGATTGTATCAAAATCTAAATCTGTTGATTGAATTGTAGTTGCCATTTATCTTAACCTTGTTAAATTAATTTCTACAGTATCCTGTTGTAGCGTAGATACTACTAAAAATCTTACTGTTACTCTTACTTCATTACTATCTGGACTTATTACGCTATTTATGTTTAAAACTTGAGCTCTCGGTTCATACGTTTGTATTGATCTTACTATCCTGTCTTCTAAATTTGCATCATCTATTTCAGTGCTTAATCTAAATAGCATATCTGTCAAATTACCACCGAACCTTTGCATAAAGGGCCTTTCGGTAAAATTAGTCAATAATAAATTTCTTATTGATTGCTTAACCGCTGCTGCATTTGTTTTTTTAAAAATGTCACCTCGTAAATTAGCTCCTTCAGCATCTAATCCAACAAATTTAGCACTAAACGTTGCATCAATATCTTTATCTTCACGTGTTCTTGAAACAATGATAGACTTCTTATTAATATTTCCGTCTTCATTTGCATAAGCTCTTGTTGGCATCGTATTTCCTTTATTGACTATTTATACAATTTATTCGTCAGTTTGTTCGTCAGTAAATTCTAATAATTCACCAGTAGTTTGTACCGAATTGTTGAATCTTGTTTCAACAATATTGTTATATGTAACGCTCCACGGTGATATTATTTCAGGCATAATTAAAACTATATCAACATGCAAAGATCCATCTGGATTGTAACTATCATAATTTAATATAAGCTTATCAAAATCTGTGTTATTCTTTAGATAAACAGCAAGATCAAAAGTTTTATCATAAGCTATTTTTCCATCTTCACCAATAAGTTCATAGACAACTGCTCTTCCATTTGTCTTTAAATAATTAATACCATCTGTGACGTCTAAATCTTCATTAGGACCTTCTCTGTAGAATCCTTCAGATACAATCATTCTAAATTTTTCAAATATTTGTACGCCTCTTAAATTAGGTGAAGAATTTATAGATTGCAAAACTTGAGCGTGTAAATAATATTGTTTTGCTAATAATAACTTATCATCACTATCTAAATGACTTATGCTGATAGGATCATTGTAAGTACCTAAGAATTTAGATAATGTTATACTATGCGCTAATCTTGTACGACCACTTATTACAGGTTGAAATGTAGGATCGTATTGTGCGTCAGGAATTATATCTACTTTACGTGCCACTTTGGAATACCTTTGCTTTTGGATTTGATGGGCCTATTGGCTCTGTACCTCTTTGTGATTTATTATTAGCATTTACTACTCTTCCAAATTTAGGAGGTATGACATTTGTTGTGTCTTTTGACACAGTACCGTCTGAAAGTATTTCTCCCATAAGTGTTTCATTAGCAATATTATTAGGATCTCTTAATTTTGATCTTGCAGACTTAGTAGTCAAATTTTCTTTGGATATTCCACCATATGATCTACTTCTATCTACCGAATGTTTTAAATCTTCAAACGTATCTATTTCAACTTGTCTTATACCAAACACTGGTGATTTTCTTAATATAGAGTTTAATATTGCCGTATTTGGTTGTTCTGTTGTTTTGTTAGTGGCCGTTGTGTCAGTTGCACTATGACCTCCACTTCCAGCACCTGCGCCTAACGCACTTGCAACTGCTGCTTTTGCTGATTGATTAGCATCTATCGCTTGAGTTGCAGTTCCTACTAAATCGCCTCTAAATGTTGTAGAAACAATTTCTGTAGAATTAATTCTTGGAACATGCGCAGTTTTACTATACAATACTATTTCTTCTCCTCCTATTGTGCCGACATCACCTACTACTGAAAGATTATCTGCACTAATACTGGTATCAGGTGAAGAAGCTATTAGTTTAGTTTCGCTAGTCATAGTTAAAATACCACCTGCATCTAATTCTATAGTACCTTGAACATTTGTTTCAAAAGAACCTTTTACCATTACATCTTTATTTTTTAACACTGTTAGTGCATCAACACCTAAAATGGTTTCAGCTTTATTTTCTCCTACAGTCATAGTTTTATTTTTAGATACTGATTCTATAAAAGAACTCTTAATTCTTTCTTCTTTATTACCTGTTACATTAACGTTAAAATCACCACCAACTTCTAAATCAAAATCACCTGCAACTCTCATTTTTAAATTACCATTATATACTACTTCACCATCACCTTCAACTATAACTTTTTCATTAGCCGCAACTATTCGTAATGTATTATTTGTTGAACTTAATATAACAGTTCCATCTGCTCTCATTTCAACGCCAGATCCAGTCCTATGCTTTATCATAACTCGTTCACGGCCGTTGGTATCATCATATTCAATTACATGACCAGACGCAGTTTCTTTGACTTGATTTTCTGGATACTGTGTAGAAGGCTCGTCATTTAATTCTAAATCTAAACCTGGGACACTGCCACCAATATATACATTTGATACCCGTGTACCGCGCGCAATATTGTTTACTGAAGAAACACCAACGTATTCTTTTCTTGGAAATCTTTTATTTGGATCAGATCTTCCATCATCAGGATTTGCTAAATCTTTAAATTCATCGGCATCAACCTGCATAAATTCTGACATTATCTTCTCCTCAGTTTATCTGCAAATGTTTTTACACTTGTATCATCTGTATTTACTTTTCCAATAATACTATTAAGTTGTTTATTTTTTTCTTTCATGCCTGCTTGAAAGATTTTAAAATCTGCATCCATCTTTGCTTTTAAATCGCCTTTTTGTAAATTTTCAGCTCCAAATTTAATTGCAACTGCATCTTTTTCTTCACCGTTTAATTGTGCTAATGCAGCACCAGCTTTATTAAACGCGCTGTTTATATCATCATTAAACTCTTTACTTTCAAGTGTTTCTTTAATATTTTGATTTGCTTCAGCAAAAGTTATCGGCTTTGTTATTGTAGATGAAGTTTTGGCTATAGTTGTAGGCTTTGTAATTACTCTTTCAACCTTTGTTGGAAACTCATCAAGTAATCCTAAATTTTCATAACGATATACAAATCTATATTTGGATTTAACCGATTGTCTTACATCAAAACTATTTATACTTCCACTAGTACTGGTTTCACCGTTGCCGTATACGCCGCAATCTGGAAAGACTGTAAACCAAGCTTTTAAAAACCTATCATATGTTTCAAACATTTTAGTGTTTGGTACTTTACCACCACTAACAAAACTTAATTGCACAACTGTTTTATTAAATCTTGGGTATGAAACTTTAGAACGAGGAATGTCTATTGGCCTTCCTCTTTGTAAACTTCCATCCGTTAAAATTAAATAATGAGAGTTCAAAGCGTAATCGTTTGGTCTTATACTTATTCTATCCAATGCAGTTTCAGCTGCAGTTTTATTATCTGATTGAGTTCCAGTTGATTCTATTTCTTTTGTAAGATATGCTAAATGTGATTGTTTAGCTATTTTTTGCATTGATTTTGCATTAGCTTTTTCAGGCGGACCATAAAAATCATTACTTTCATATATTGTTAATCCACCTATTGCATCATCATCTTCACATTTTGGTCCTCTTCTACAGTCTTGAAATTCTTTTATCAGCTCTTCGGTAGAACTAACAAATGTAAATTCATAATCATCTGGTGTAGCATAACCTAAGAAAGAATTTTGATTTTGCAAAACATATTCAATTTTAGGTGTTTTGACATTTACTAAATTTCCCTTATTCACATAGCTTGAAATATTAGTTTGAGCTCCTCCAACTTCAATTAAATCTTTTATGTTACCACCGAATGCTGAAGTTATAGATGGCGGTGCGTTGTCACCAAAAACTTTTAGTCCATTTAATATACTACCAAATACGCTTCCTACTTTATTAAGAAGAGTTCCTACGAATTGAGCTGCCAAATTCTGTTTACTTCTTCCTAACCCAGGAACTAAACCAGATGGATCTAAGTTAAAAGCTGAATTATTTAATTTAAGTTTTAATTTATCTTTATAAATTTTAGATGCAGTTTGTACAGAAATAAGTGATGGACTTTTTTCTGGTTTAAGTGTTTCAATAGTTATGGAAGGATTAACTGAAACTCTAGAAGCGAATGTTCTTAATCTTTGCGGTGTAAGATTAGGTAAACTTTTTTGCATCTGCTTTAACAATGAAGCTGGGGCTCCGCTTGTAACAATTCTCTTTAACGTACCTGTTGCTTCTGGACTACTACCGAGAATAGATGTAAGTTGAGATACATTTGTTGCGACAGCTGATAAACTTCCATCACCAACAGATGAAGTTAATTTTACTGGCATAATACTTTTACTTATTGCTTCACCTTCTTTGGCAAACGGATATAGAGATTTAAATCCTTCTACTTCTTTAAAATCTCCTATTATTGTTCCTTCATTACTAATTTTATTTTCTTGTTGTGCTTCTAAAATATTATTAGTAGAAGTGTTTACATTTCTTGTTCTTTTTGCGTCTGTGTTTACTTTTTTTATAGGTACTATTCTTCTTAATGCTTCTACATCTAAAGGTTCATCATATGAAACTCTAACTTCTCCATAACTACCTCTAAATGTTATAACTCCGGTAGACTCATTATATTGATAATGAACCATTTCTTGCAATTTGAATTCTCTGAACTTTGGACCCTGTCCTTTAAGTATTTCTTCATAATATTCTTGATCCCAATACTGTCTATCAAATATATTAAAAAGACTACTTCCCGGTTTTAATGTAACTGGGCTTCCGCTATCTACTACTAAATCTGCCATTATGGATTCACCAATTTGTTAAAAATTTCTGTTGCAAAATTAACTCTATTTACTGTGTGTGCAGAGTGTTTATTAGGCTTTTCATATTCATCTTGAAAAACTATTGTTGCTTTTTTAACTGTAGTTGCCGCACGTAATAATCCATCACCTAAATAACTAAACGTTTCTAATTCATATTTAGTAAATAACAATTGTGCACCAAGAGTTAAATGATTTAAGCCTAAAGTATTTGAATATTCTACTAATTGACCTAATCTATTTCCAGCAGCTGCTGAAGGGTTCCACTGTGCTATGCCAGTGGAACCTTCGTTTGGAGCTACTGCCTTTGGATTTAATGCAGGTCCGGACTCTTGGCAAAAGTTACCTATCATTCCACATGCTTGCTCAAATGAGTAATTTCCTCCTTCTTCCGAAACAAAAAAATTAAAAGCTTTCTCTATATTCGAATCACCATCTAAATCTAAATCAATATCACCGGTTCCAGATTTTTTATTAAATGATGGAAATGTGTTGTCTGCATCACCACTTTGATTAGAATAAGATTCTATTTTAGGTATAGAACCTATAACTAAAGGCAACTGCGAACTTTTTCCATCTAAGAAGAATCCAAATACTTGTGCTCTTGGTTTTATATTACTATTAGCACCTATGCCCGAACTTCCGCCTTCGGTAACAGGTATTGCTACTTGAGCCCAAGGTAAATCTGCATTTGGTATCAGTGTTGTGTCATGAGTATGTATACCTTGTATTCTTACTTTTACTCTATCGAGTTTAAGAGGATCATTGACATCTATCACCAAACCTATAAACCATCGATTATGATCACCGTAAAACATTTGACTCATAATACTATATCCTCAGTCAACGAACCTAATTTACCACACAATAAAGTAGTATTATAATTTTCATCGTCAAAAACATGTCTTGCTGCGCATATTACGTAATCTCCAGATTTCTTACTATCAAATGACAGTTTTGCTTCATTTGTAGACGTACTAATATTATCAATAAATAATATTCTAATTACTTTACCTATAGTATAGTTTTCATCAGCTGTCAAAAACTCTCTACCCTTAACAGTAATTTGTATAGGTGCTTTTGATAAAAATGATTTTAAAGATGAAGCTATTATTTTTCTTTTATGATTACTTGCAGAATTATCATCTTGATAACTTCTAAAGTTTTTCAACCCGTTTCGATAAGAACCACTTTGTGATATTTGTGTGACAGAACGAGAGTTATATTTTGAAATTTTTTGATTTTTTAATTTATAATCAGGTGCATAAACAAATCTTTCATTTTCTCCACCTAGTAAATTATTTCGAGCTAGATCTTGAAATACTTCTTCAACATCAAACTTTACTCTATACGGAACGGCTGTCATAGTATTATAAAAATAATATTCTCCTCCAACTAAACCTTCACTAACAATTGACAGTAAATCTTCATTATCAGAAATTTTGAAATCCATTATATTATAATATTTTCGTGGACCTAACTGAGCTGAATTCAAACTAGGTGCGTATATAAAAGGCACACTTTTATTAATTACTGGATCTTGAAGAATAGTGCCTAAATCTCTCATAATTAAATTTTCCACGCCTAAAACAGAATAAAGATAATAAGGCATTCCTGTTTCACTTACTGCTCTTTTTTTCAACCAATCGCATGCTTCAAGTGGATTTAAATTTGGTATAATAACCTTTAAATCATTTACAGATTCTATGCCTAATGCTAACAAGTCTCGTTCAACGTATTCACTTAATATTTTAGAAATAATTTTACTTGCAGAACCTCTATATGATCTACTTATATTTTGCAATGAGGATTTGAATACATGATATTCAACACAGTGTAACATAACGGCATCGGTTGCTTCATCGGCTCTTGTGATATTTTCAATTCTGTTAATTAAAAATTCTTTTTTTATACTAAAACCTTCATTTCTTTCTTCAGAATGAGATATTTCAAGAGTTAATTTTTCGCCACCTTGAAAATCCATATCTTGTAAAAGATTTGCAGTGTCAGCAAAAACAACTTCTGCAGTTAAATATGATTTTTCAATATGTTCAAATATTTGAAATGATGATATCAAACGTTTTATATCAACCGACAAGTCAATATTTCTATCGCTGTTAGTTATGACTGCAGATAGTAGCTGATAGTCACTTCTAGTTTCAACTGCTAATTCAGACACATTATTCTCTTATAGCTTTTTTATAACCAGATACAACATTATTTATTAAGTTAGGTCTAATGACTCTTATCTGTCTAAGACTTTCATTAACATTATAATAAGCTTGTTCATTTGTGATTTCATTTTTTAGTGCACCCGGAGGAAGAAAACCTCCATATGTTAGTGAAGTTACATCAGAATCTATTCCTAAATCTATTATACCACCTGTTGTGTCAGTATAGTAGTTTGCAGCCTTATGTTCATCAGAACTTGAAATTGCAATAATAGATTCTAAAGTTCCACTGGCATTAGTAGATGTAAAAGTTTCACCTGAAGTTCTAAAAGATGGTTTGCCTTCAACAATAATTTGACCTAAGTCTGTATTTCTTCTTATAATTTTTCCACTTACACCAGATGTGTTACCGGTTATAGTTTGACCAACTTTAAACTTAGTTGTAATATTTTCTCTTGTGGTTATAGTTGTATTAGGAAATATTTTTTTAATATAATTTTGAAACTCAATATTAGTTAGAGGCCAACCTTGTTGTCTTATATTATCATTTAATAAATAAAAAGTCCAATAATATAATGGCGTATCATATAATTGAACAGAAACTTGATCAGGTCTGTATCCTTCTTGTATATTGTAGAAAGTTAAAAATGAAATGTCATCTTTTATTTGATCTACTACATCTACATATCTTGATATATTTTGAACTAATGTAGGTAGTGCTTCATTACCAAAATTATAAAAGATGTCTTGAAAATCTTTAAAATACTTCATTAGTAACCTGCCCTTATATCTTTTTTATTTAGAGTTTTATATTCAACAAAACTTAATGTTAGATCAACTTCATTTGGCTGGCCATCTCTTCTGAAAGCTCCTCCAGTTGGATTTATTGAAGTACTAACATTACGTAAATAACAATATTCTATTTTTGGAATATTTCTATTAGGTGCTCCATTATAATTAAATTGTATTTTAAAAACATTAGGAAATTTAAATCCAATATCCGCACCACCTAATTCATCAATGTCGAAAGTTCCTGGGTACATTTCTTCTCTAAAATGTTGAACTATTTGTCTTATTACTTCTGCTTCTAATTGAGAACGAGCAATCATCTTAAACTGAAATGTAAATTCACGTAAACCTACACCTCTAAATAAAGCTCTTATATTTGGATTAATTATTGTTCTATTTTGAAG